GTTAAGAAGAAAGCTTTGACTGCTATGGATGGTATTCAAAATGACTCAACTAAGAAGATTGTAGATAAGATTCAAGGAAAATGACATGAGCAAAAACATCGGAGACTTACCATTTACTGAAGTCGTGGAAAGAGCCGTGGAACTTGGGCGTGTCCGTGAGGAGGTCCGTGGGAAGGTCCGTGGTATAGTCAACGATGTCTATGTAAGGGACATTCCTCAGAAAGAGGATTGGTCGTTTCTCATAAGCCGTAGTACCATCACTCTAGACGCTGAATACTCCACAGGGAATGTCTCGGCTACTACTGGTGGTACTACGGCAACATTTGATTCTACAGTGACCATGGAATCAGCCTTTACTGGCCGTAGACTTAAGATAAGTGGTAACGACTATGTCTATGACGTGACATTCCAGGGTACGACTGGGTTGACAATCTCCCCTCCGTTTTCAGGAACTGAGAATGCCACAAGCGTTTCTTACTCTCTCTTTAGAACCAGCTATCCTTTAGCTACAGACTTCGATAGGTTTCCCAAGAACGGTGGACTTCATCAATTCATAGGTGGAAAGAAGAATATAATCCCAGAAAAAGGATACGACCATTATACGGCCAACTTCTCATCTACCCCTACCGACAATCCTCAATTCTGCATCATGTTCGGAACAGACACTGCTGGAAATAGATTGGTCGAGATTGTACCTCCTGGTAAGAATGCTGTTTCTCTAGAGTATGACTATATCCATCGTCTAAATCCTCTTCGTGAGACAACTGCCGGACTCATAGGCTCAGTCTCTGCATCTGGAACATCTGTAACAGGCGATTCCAACACACTGTTTACTGAAGCAAGGACTGGGGACTACTTTAGAATCGACGCTTTCGGAAAAGGCGCAAACTCTGAATGGTACAAAATCATCTCTATAACGAACCGTTCAACAATGACATTGGCTACGACTTTTGGACTCTCAGGAGCAACATCTGCTGGGTACACCATATGTTCAGCCCCTCAGATACCGACTGCTATCCAACCAGCTCTTCTATATGGAACCCTGGCACAGTTGAACGTCGACCAAGATGACCCAATGGCAATAGTCTATGCACAGAAATATGCCCAGGTCTTGACAGACGGAAAACGTGTTTATAAGACCCGTATTTATCAACAAGACATCGCTACAATCGCAGAGGATTATCGCTACCGCTACTAATGCTACAGTCTAAAAAAGCTATAACGATTGATGACTTCAACAAAGGTCTGATAACCAAGGATAGAATCATATCCAAGGAGTTAGGCTACTCTCCTAACTGCATGGACATCAAGTGGAACTTCGATGGGTCTATCCAAAAGCGTTATGGGTGTTCGACTCAGAACACTCTCCAGCTTGGCTCTACGGCGACGGCAGGTTGGACATTGGATTCCTCTAGTGGCCTATCTACGAACATCCAAGCGTATTGGAAACTGAACGAGACTGCTGACTCACGCTCAGATGAAATTGGTGGGAACGTTCTCTCTGATTACAACACAGTGATGTCCCAACCTGGAATAAGAGGCAATGCCTCAGAGTTCATAGCTACAAACTCAGAAGCATTGGTAAGGGCCACAACAAGCCCTCTTCAGACTGGTGGACCTCCATTTTCAATTAGCACATGGTTTTATTTAAACTCTACTGACTCTTCTGTTGAGAGAACGATAATTTCTAAAAGAGACCCAGATGTTGATAATGCTACAGTCCTTCTTATGCATTTTGATGGGTCAGAGGACACTCCATTGGCATCCTGTGAGAACGGGGAGGCTTGCCAGTTGGCGAAAGTCTTGAATCCACCGTAATCAAAGATGTTGGTGTTAACAGCGTTCCAGATGAGGTTGTAGTCAGAGTCGATATAGGCGGCATCAGTTCCAACGGTTGTTGACCACATCCGACGCATTGTAGATGAGTTATTACCAGTAGTGCGGTAGATGATGTTGTTCCGCATACGGACACCACCAGTCTCAAGGTTCTCGAAACTTAGTGCTCCTGGGGTAGAGTTTGTTCCTGTTCCACTAAGAGAGTTTGACTTGATGATGGTATTGTTTATAATCTCAAGACCAGAACATTTGCCACCCAGATTGTTCATATCGCCATTGATACGAACAATGTCGTAGTTTCCATCATAGATTAGGTTGTTGATGACATAGACATTGTTGACATACTTGCCACGGTCTGTAGCGTGTTCAGCGTTGATGTAGAGGACAGGGACAGCGTAGGAGGCTTGATTGCCAACCCCTGCCCCGAAGAAATGGCATCCATAGATTAGGATATCTGATGCACCATCAACATATGTTGAAGGGTCATAGGCTGTGGTTCCTCTGGTCTGACCGTTATACCCAGACTTACAGTTGACCATCCCAGAGTACCTGACTGAGGTTCCCATGTGGGAGGGGTCAGCGAGAGAACGGTTACCGAAGTCGAGGAAATCGAACCCGGCCATTGCGTTGTTGATGGCTATACAGTCCACCCACCAAGTGTACGAAGCCAGTGTGGTGTAGGCCTGTCCGTAGCCAGAGCCATTGGCGTTGTTGTAGGTAGCAAGACAGCGGTGCGCCTGAGTGTACTGGGCATCACAGCTTGAGCCAGTTGTCAGACCATCTTGGTTGACATCCCTACGGAACAGGAAGCCCTCATAAGCATTGCCAAGAGCATAGCAATCATTGAACCTGACTTTGGTTCCTGAGGACGAGAAGCCGACCCTATTGTTGTACCAGGACTGAAGGTGGTTGAACTCGACATAATTCCCATTAGACTTCTGGACTGTGCTGAACCTGAAGCCAGCGTTGATGGCCCCAGCATAGCCATAGGAGAATGTGGTGTAAGGAACATAAATATCATGGCCTGAAGGATTGTCTCCATCCTTGAGGTTGATATAGGTAATGCCGGATTCACGTCTAAATGACCCCTTCTGAATAGCTGTCTTAACAGCATCTGTTCTAACAAGAGCATAGGTTCCATCGACACCGACGGTATAGGGATAGGTCGTACCAGACTTGGAGTAGATAGAGCCACCACCTGAATGTGAAGAAGTAGCAAAGAATGTCCAACCAGTCGTAATGGTGGCACCACAAAATATTGGGTCAGGAAGGGAGTTATCACCATAGCGGTCAAATACGATGGGGTTTCCATCAGTGCCCGAGGATAGACACTCTAACTCAGCATTAGCTCCATACCAGATGTCACCAGCTTTGAAGAGGCAAATATCTCCAGCAGATAAAGCCCCAACTCCATCCTTCTTCCCATTAAAGTTCTGCCAGGGGTTACCGACAGAGCCATCGCCTGTGGTATTGTCTCCACTCGTTGAGAAATAGTAGGTTGCCATTATTCTAGGTCATTCACAGATTTGACAGAAGCTATAGCCAGGTCATTTATTGTCTTGATAGAAGCTTTAGCTAAGTTATTGATTGTCTTAATCATTGTTGATACAGAAGCTTCTTTTATCTCAATACCTATCTGAAGCCAATTTTGAGAAGTGTGTGTACACGTTACTGATGTTCCATTCACTAAGTATTGGGATTGTATACGTGAGGTTTCTGTGCCTGCATCTCCAACCTCTGTCCAACCAGCTCCTGGAGTAACGGCGTTGTTGGCATCATGGCCATGCCCACCATACCCATAATTAAGAGAGCTTGAAAAAGAGGATAGAACGACTAGAGAAGTATCACTCGTTCCTGATGAACTGGCAGACTGGACGATTGCACCTGAGCCATTGGTGCCGGAAGTGTCTGCTCCGGCGTATTCAGAGATAGACCAGCCACAAGCTGTTTGGGTTTGTCCTGAGAAGGAAATGACCAGGGTGCCAGAAGAACACCCACCAAGAGCACGAAATGTCGTCAGTCTTCGATTGCTAGGAGTTATTGTTTCTTCAGAAACCCAGGTCAGGCTATTGCCTGTCAGGGTCGGGATTCCAGAGGTTCCAGTATTCACACGGGAATAAATTGTCGCTAGAACTAGGCTATTAGATGTCGGAGAGAACAGAGAGGTAGTGTACTCTGAGGAATCAGTCCCGCTTATTTCAGTTAAGAGAGCAGAGGGGGTTATGGCCATGTTAGGTGTGAGTGGCCCATACGTTCCCTGGGCTAAAATAAAGCTGGTCTGAGGTCAAACTATAGCCGATAATCCTAATCACGTAGTCTGTAGTTATCGGTTGCGTTACTGTAATATCTCCAGTCGTACTAGCATAAACAGGAGCACCAATAGTAAGAGCAGGAAAATTAGTATCCGCCCGTATTACACCGTTTAGGAGTATCCTACAAGAGCTTCCATCGGTTCCTATAGAGACGACCATTCCTAAGATGCCTCTTGCGTCCCCCGTTGCGGCGGCGGCCACGCTGATATCCACAGCCTCCCACCGAGAGTCATCCTTGTCCAACGTCACTAGGTCACCAAATGCCTGTGTATATCCAGCAACCCCTGTGATTGTGGTTCCTGAATACTTACCATCAGCGGTTCCTGCGGAATTGATAACTATAGAAGTATTCTCAGGTAATTCGATTCCTGGGCCAGTTCCTCCTATAGTGACTCCGGCAGTGTTCACGCCGAACATCACAGTTCCATCATATAGTTGTGCTTCAGCTATAGAGGCTGTCTGGTTAGAGGTTGCCTTGATTACAGCGGTCTTTTGGTTCGATGTTCCGTGAAGAGAGAACTTAGCAGAATCTATCTGAGTTGTATTCCCAACAACAAGATTATTCGTTGTGGTCGTAAGATACGCAATGTCCCCACTAGAGGACCACAGGCCTCCAGTCGCAACAGTCCAACTTCCATTAGTGCCGTCCGTAGTCCAAACATACCCAGGTGTCTTACCTGATGCGTCTAGAAGAGCATCTGCCGCCGCTTGAGCTGTAACTTGTCCAGTGCCACCCTTATCCACTGGGACTGGTATCTCAAGTCCTGGGCCACCTTTTGGCCCACTATCTCTTAATCTTGTCTCTATCGTCATTCGTTTCCACCATATTCTTGGATGACTATGTGGGAGGAGCCTGTCTCTGTGACCCTGAAGTACATGGAGAAATTGTCGGAGACTGTATCCCAGAACTTCGCTCCACCATCAGAATTGATGGATATGCCGGAGTTTGTCAGTAAATTGGATATTCCATAGTAGACATTAGCGGCACCAAGATTACTGACCTCGAAAGCCCTATTTCCTGAGCCTATCTGGTATCGAATCTCACCGCCAGTAAGAAGGAAATAAATCTTATTGGTAGTTATGGAAGCAAGCTGTAGGTCAGTTATTCTTCTTTGCGCCATTCTCGTTGAACCTCTTTAGGATTTCCTCGATACCGTCTGTCCTTGCCATGTCTAGGGCCATCTTGTCTACTTGGGAGGCCATGCGAAGGCCGACCTCAAAGCCACTTTCAAAGCCTCGGATATATTCAGATTCGGAATACAGTTCTTCCGAAGGCTTATTATCGTCCTTCTTGGACCGCAAAAAGAATTCTAAAAGTCTCATCGGATACGCTCGCATTGGTTATGTTGATTGTGCATCGTCCAGAAAGAGGTATTTTGACTGAATCATCGACTATCTCTGTCTTGTGGAATGAATAGTTTCGTATTACGTCTCCATCAGAGTTTGTCACGTTAGCTCTGAAAACGGTAGAAGATGTATTTGGGCGCACCATGAAGAATCCCCAGATTCCACCTGAAACACGGAGGGATACTGTGCCATTTGAGCCGCCTGCTACTTGAATTGAGGTCTTGTGTTCGTATACTGTCATGTCCACCCCTGCGTATACATAAGTGCTCTAGAAGGACCACCAGTTGCTTCTGGTTCTGGGCCATCTGCGAATATCCAACCTGTGTTACCACCACCGTCTGTAGAATTGGCTCCTGCGTAGAAAGTTGCACCTCCAGTAGAAGGAATATTGGTGAGACTTACATAGTCCCACTCTAGGACTCCTGTAGGTTTTGAGATAGTTGCAGAGCCAGCAGAGGCTGTGAACGTGATTAAGTCTGTTCCATTTCCAAGAGAGCCGCCGTCATTGATAGTGGTGGTTGTGGAACCTGGAAGAGTGATTGATTTTGTGCCACCAGAGATACGGAGTTCATTGAAAGAGTTGGCACCTGTGATTATCACCGCCCCCGCCCCTCCTCCCGAGATGGAGAGGTCGTTGTACGTGAGTCCTGCTCCTGCGAAGGATTTGTTAGAGGCTCCTGTGTCGGAGATTAGAATTGTTGAGCCAGTTGAATTAAAGGTTGTGCCTGTGGCTCCGGCATTAAATATTGTTCCAGAGTCCGCAGTTATAGTCCAAGTAGCCGCACCAAGAGTAATAGACTTTGTGGATGAGCCAGAAAATTCAGGACGAGATGCTACTGATACTGAAAAATCTCCAGTGTTTAAAAAGCCACCAGTGGTTACTGTAAGAAAACCAACGGAGGATATTGCCGTGGCGTCTTGTGGGGTTAAAGAACCACCCACCATAGCCACCGTGAATCCAGCAAATGTCTTTCCGGCACTCGTTAAAGTGAAGGCCCCACGCCCTTCAAATGTCCAAGAGGATGACTGTGTGTAAGTATTTAGGTTGGTTAGGTTGAGGCTCCCATAGTTTGTAACAGCTATTCCAGTCGTTAGATTCATCGCCGTCGTAACCGATATACTCTTGCCCATCCTAGGCATATCATTAGTCAACGTCTGCCCTGCCGTAAGCGACAGCACCACATCATCCTGCGGAAGCGGAACCCTCCCTGACCAAGTAGCCGCTGACCAGTTGGCCGAGTTCCCTGTGGCGGTTTGAGTAGCGGCGGTGGTGAAGGTTATGCCTGTGTTGCCTCCGCAGTCGCCTGAATTACCTGTGATGGTGGAGAGGTCTATGGCATTTGATAATTGAAAATCCCTAATATCTAAATGTTGCCCTGTGAATGTTCCTGTGTTAGTGACCCCGTTTGTTCCACCTAAAGAATTTGCTTGAATAAGAAGTCTGTTGGTTGCGCTGTTGCCATTAAATGCCCATGTCCCACCAGAAAGAATAGTTGCCCCATTTGAACCCCAGGTTAGAACTCCTGTCTTAGTAGCTGGGCCTGTGTAAGTAATGTTGTAATATGACTTAGCTCCCATGCTCAACTTGACTGGCGCATTTGGAAATAACAGGGTTGAAGTGTTTCCTGCTGTTGTGACTGTCAAATTGGTTGCCGTAGAGCAATCCCAAGCGTTAGATGCTGACGATGTAATGCTTATCGTACTATTCCCCAACGTCAGAGTCCGTGTGTTGGAGTTGGAGGATGAGAATAGACCCCAGGAGTGGGTGAGGCCGGAGTCGTCGGTGGCTCCGTCGGTGTGGAGGGTTCCGTAGGAAAGAGTTACAGTTTTTGTTGCTGGTATGGATATGTTTCCAAGAAAGTAAGTATCTCCAGTATGGGAAGAAACCTCTCCAACAGCAATAGAACCAGCAGTTGTTAAAGCAGAAACATTTATTTTTCCACCAGTAGAACCAGCATCACATATAACCGTTCCTGTGTATGTTGAAGCACCGACCAACGTAACTGTCCCAGTAACAGCGGCTCCTGGTTTGACCCGAATATTAGAACTTCCAGAAAAAGCTCCAGTATAACCAGTCATTACAAGAGATTTTAAATCTGCGGTTTCTTCATCCAACGTACAATTCGCCGCATTATTCATCACCACATCATCCCCAGCGGCGGGTTTGGTGCCTGTGTCCCAGTTAGACCCCAAGCTCCAGAGGGCTGAGTCATCTCCCTGCCAAGTAACTGTCGCCACTACGGCTTCTCCTCAATAACAGGTTCCTCAACCGGAGTTATCTCAAGCACAGCAATCTTACTCATCACCTCAACCTTTCGGGCTTCAAGCTGGGTAACTTGTTCATCTATTGCTATCTGCTCTTTAATTAAATCTTCACGGGTCGGCTCAACAGGCTTAGGGGGATTCTTAATAGCATTCACAAAATTAGCTATCCTCTTCTCCTTCTCAGCATCTATCTTAGACTGGTCCTTTGTCAACCAGTCTGACTCACTGAAATACTGGGCATCACACCAGTCCACAAACTGTCCTGGTCTTATTTCAACTTGTTCTTTATGGACTACTTGTATCCTTATTTGGTCTGCCATGTTCTACTCCAAATAAATCATGCCAGTTGAAGCTGTTAGAGTCCTGACAAATAGCCTATCTGCCATCCATTGACCACCAAAATAAGTAGAGATAGTGACAGGATTATTATCAGGAGAGGTCTGCTTATAGACGACCTGAGCTGTGTTTGTATGAAGAGAAAGCTCCATAGTACTTGAAGTATTGGTACAGACCAAAGCTATGCTCTTTATCTTCATTCCTTTTGTAAAATCCAAAGAAAACCCTGCTGTGTCTATATAGTAGACATTTCCCCTCATGCCATTCGACATCAGATGCCTCCATTATTCGTTCGGGAGGTCTCCCTCCACAAGTTAGATGTCCTATCACAGAACATCGTTATGATACTTCCTGAGTTCATAAGAAACTGGGATGAGCCGACAAGAGATAGGCCATTTCCTTCTTCAAGGAGGATTTGGTTACTAGTGCACTCAATGGCAATGTAGCGACCTTGAGCACCTAGTGATATCTGAGGATTCGATGCGACATCGACTGTGGCTGTAGTGCCTGCTACCCTCAGCCAAGGCTCTGAGGTAAGACGTATCCCGCCTGCGGCAGTTACCAACTGGATAGAATAGTTGTTGGAGTCTAGAGTATCGGTCGAAGTTGCATTGGCTCTCGGAGACCCCGAGATATCCGCCCCACCGAGAGATTTACTCGATGGAGGCGGAGTATCATATTCATCAGGAGCTATCTCTATCCCATTCTGCTTGATAGAGGTCCATAGCTTCTTACCGAAGCGGTTGAAGTTATCGAATCCCGACCTCTTCGATGTCTCTTTTAACCATGGTGTCTTTTTACCGAGTTCAGCCATGTCATCTTAGTTTATAAGATTAGCTGTACCAGGAGAAAGATGCCGCCAGCTAGAACCAATCTTCTGGAGTTGAAGAGCGTTGTTCGTCACAAGGGCGAACGCATTGGTCCCAGCAAACACGATGTTCCCACCAGTCATGGCGTAGGAGGTGATACCACCAGTGTTGCTTGCAGTAAGAGTCAGAACCTGGCCCTGGTATCCACCGCTAATTGCCTTGATTTGCTGTGCCGCAGAAACACCAGTGAAGATGATGAGCTTCGTGGCATTATCTACTGTGACAGATGCGGCGGTCCCAGCAGAAGCAGTGACTACATCACTACGGCTAGGAACAGAACGCTCAAGCTCATACCACCCAGAGCGAGAATGCATGAGGGTGATGCTTGCGTTTGTCTGGTTTAAAGTGCTTGTGCCTGCAAGATAGAGGTTCCCAGCATTGGCTAAGTTAGTAGAATCATCAAGGAAGAACACCGTGATAATCTTACCTTCATAGTTTGCCGCCCTATTCGCATAGTCTTGAAGGTCAAAATGCGTGATTACTGTGTTCGAGGTATTGTTCGTGTAGAACAGTTCACCAGTCGTCACATCGGGAGTCGTGTCTCCTGAGGTGATTAGGTTCGCTGTCGTACTACGATAGTTGAAGTTATTGACGAAACCTTTTGCTTGCCCGTAAGGAAATCTTGTCGGTCCCATATGCTCTCCTTTTGACCAGGCCCCCAGGAGCTTTTGGCTCCTGAGGGGTATGGTAGGTCTTTATCGACCGTTTAGTTTATGCACCTGCGCTGTGGTACATATTGTTAGCTTTATTGATTTCAACCGAGAACCGGAACGTATTCTTGAACAGTGCGTCGCCAGTCTGGAAATCGCCATCCTGTGCCATCGTCGGTTTCCGGCGAAGGTAGGCAACGATTCCACCATTTGAATGAGGCGGGTCAGCAACAAGGGTGAAAGCATCCGTGTCAGTTAAGAACGGAGAGACCACAAGTTGCAGATTGCGCTCTTTGATGGTGTTGACTGAGTTGTTCGCACTTTCAGGGTCATACGCCGAGTTCAAGAGTTCCTTGGCTTTCCATGCATTGGCAGGAGCGACCCAGATTTCTTTTGCCTTAATCATCTGGATTTTACCTGCATCATCACGGGTGTTCTCAAAGTCATCCAAAGCCGCCTGCAAGCTAGTCGCAGAAAGGTCGGATGCCGGAGAGAGCAAGTTACCCCATGCGCCACCTCTAAGCAGGGTCTTACCTGTAGAGAAGATGGCCACCCCAAGACCGTCAGTATGAGTACCTGTTCCGGTGCCTGAGTTAATCATGTCATGCACAAGGACTTCTAAGGTCTCATTGGCAGATTCACCTAATTCACGGCCAAACGACTCAAATTCGGTCGGAAGGTCGTCGTAGAGAGAATCCTCGATGAGTTCCTCGGTGATACGGATGCCGAGACCGAAGGTGCGGTGAGTCCAGCGTTTAGTCGGACCTTGCACCATCTCGTCATAGGCAATGTTCTCACCTTCAGGTTTGACAGGGAAGAGGCCAAGGGAGCCATAGTATGCGCTCTCTTCATAAGCTCTCTTACTGGTCTTCACCTTTGCTAACTTTTTCCAGAGCTGTTCGCCTGACTTCGGTTTGTAAGACTCCGAAGCAAAGGAGAATAGACCTGGCACGACTACTTTATTGAATTGTGCTCTATTCATGGTCTGTTCAGCTCCTTTAAGTCTGTCTCATGTTATAGAACAACCCACCTGATTGATAAGGGCCGTTCTGATGAGCATTGACACGGACGACCCACTTAGCGAAGTTGTTCGTAAGGGAGTTCGTCGTGCCATCCTGGTTGATAACGTCATACGCTTTGACAAGAGTCAAGATTCCACCTGTGTCTCCAGCGACAGTCGATGAATCAAGGACTGCTGTAGAGATACCAGTGACCGTGCTTCCTGTCGTGGCAAGGAAGGTATAGGTAACGGTCGCTCCGACACTATTCAGAGAACCGATTACCACACCACCACCCGTGTCTTCTTCAAGCGTGAACAACTGATTGGGGTCATCGGCAACCGCAACAAGAGCGTTGTTACCAGAGGCAAGAAATGACGCTTGGGATAAATCCGTCAAATCCGTAGGTAACCCAGCTTTGTTCGTATCGATGAAGCCAACGACAGTCCCAATGATACCGGACATGTCGCCTATGACCGCTTGGGCTTGGACCTGACCAGAGTTGTTCAACGCTACAGGCTGATACAGGAACAGATTCTGTGCCGTATTCGCCTGGTAGTAATTGATTTTAATCTGGGAACCAGGCCAACCAAGAGGACGTAGACCAGTTAGGCTTCTTTCTGTGTTTGCCATAAAGTCTCTCCTAAAGTTGGTTTATTCTAAAGCTACCTGCATGCCTCTGACCTTCTCGTTGTCGTCTTCTGCGGCACCGAGGTCAGGTTTGTAGTACCTATCTCCTCTGTCCTTCCACTTTCGTAGGTCTTGGACAGGTGTGTTGTTAACTCGTTCTCTGCTTATCTCAGCAGGTCTAAGACGGATTCTTTCAGCCTGTTTCTTAGGCATGAAAGCAAGAATTGCGTCCCCACGCTCGATACAGCCGTTGGCTGTGAAGAGGTGCTTAGGGACTGTGTTGAAGAAGTTCTTGGTCACTAGAGTCCACCCGATGACATCAAGGGCGTTGTCGATAGAACGCTTCTTCTTGTTAATCCAGCGAAAAGAGTAGTCCTTCCCATGCTTCTCTAGCTCTTTGGGAAGAGCCAGGATATTGGGCCTTTTCTCTCCTTCCTCTGTGATGACCTTGATATCTTCCAAGGTTTTTGGCTGGCTTTTGATGCGCTCATGGATATAGGCGTCCATTTCAGAGCCAAGGTAGACTGGGGTAGAGGTAGATTCTATGGTTGCTTCTACAGGCTCTGATTTGGACGTAACTTGTTCTTCGACCTTCTGAACTTCTGGCTTCGGAGTCTCTTGATTCTCAGGCTTCTTGTCCCAGCGTCCCATTATTCAATCTCCTTTGATTGGTTTCCCATACCTTTGAGAGTCTTAAGATAGGACTCTTCTGAGAGACCAGAGTTCTTGCAGAATTCCTTCTGCTCCCTGGTCAAGGTGATTGTGGTTGATTTA